ATTTTGCTATAATCTACTCCTTGCATTTCCTTTCCGTCTTTTACTCCTGTTACTGCGTAGTTAATTACTGATTGTAACTCGTGAGCAATAACACCATAAGAACGGCTTTTATCTGCTTTCCATTCGTAATCGTATGCCTTCAACTTGCTTATTAAATCAAGTCCGTTAAAATCTTTAAGGTCTTGTTTGAGTCGGTAGTCGGAAGATGTATTGTAAGTAGTTGCAGAACCTGTTATAGATACAGAGCCTACAATACTATCGTTTTTTCTAAAATCTAAAATTGTTCCATCGCTTGACCTTCTATTTAGTGCTAATACAGTTCCACTATTTCTTGTAAAATATGTATCTCCACCTGTTCCAAACATTTGCCCATCTATTGAGCTATTCAAAGATGTTGTATGCAATAGAACTGCCCCATCACTTGTTATGCGCATTCTCTCTCCGTTATTGGTACCAAAAGTCATTGCACCATTAAGAAGATTAGTTATGTTCATCTCATTTACTGTACCACTAGCATAGTTGTACCCTATTAAAGCACCAACTTGATTTGGAGCATTTGTTCCATAAGTAAATTGAAGTGAACCACCTGATGTACTACCATTTATTTCTAAGCAAGTATAGTTTCCTGACTCTACTTTTAATCTATTTACTTGACCACCACCACCAAAAGTAGTACCATTAGATACACTTGTATTTCCCATACTAATTAAACCCGCACTTGTTATTGACATACGTGGGGTAAATGTTAATGCAGCCCCTGCTCCGGAACTATTAGTTGGCGCACTAAACCAAGTATGTTCACCACCTGCTTGGCTATATAATGAAGCAGCTCCATTTGTAATATATTTATCTCCGCCACCAGAACCTCCATAATAGAAGTTTGAAGCTGCATATAAAACGTGAGTAGTTCCTGATGTATAACCTGCAAATGCTACATTTTTAATTTGTAAAGGTGTTAATGTATTCCAATCGCTTGGAGTAACTCCTATACCTACGTTACCTGCTGCGTTTACTAAGAATAAATCAGTTCCGTTACTTTTTTGTAATCTTAAAACAGAATTACCACTATTGACACCTGCTTTAATTAATAAACCTGCATTATCTGAAACATTTGTATTTACAATAGCAGCGGTATAATCACCTATACCAGAAGTGACAGATAAAGGATAACTTGGCGATGTAGTACCTATACCTACGTTACCGCCTGAGGTTATGGTAATGAAATCACCAACTCCTGATATACCTGTTCTATAACTATTATCATTCCAAGTACCCCATTGCCATAAACTACTATTTGCAGTTTTTGATTGATAAAGTGAATAAGCATTAGAATTTGAGTTTTCAACAAGTATTCCTTCAAAAACAGTGGAAGTTCCGTAAACGTGTAATTTTCTACTTGGCGATGTAGTACCTATACCTACGTTACCGCCAAATGTAGTACCATTGTTATCCGGGTCAATTTGAACTTTGTTTGAAGTGTTAATTCCTATTGCAGCTATATATGCAGTATTTGCAGCATTTCTACCTCTTAAATAATTATTATTTCCTGATAGGTATAAAGTACCTGCCATTGTTAAATCATTTGAAAACGTAGCTGCTCCACCATTTGCTAATGTTAATGCAGTAGTTCCATTAGGATTAAATATAATCGAGGTAGCAGTACCTGTTTCTAATTGTAAGCCATTTGTATTTGTATAAATAATAGCTTTCCTACTTCCGTCAGAATCATTAAAACCAATGCTTGATAAACCACTTGAAGAATATGCCGTGCTACTTTGTATCTTCAATATACTTTGACTACCTGCGTGATTACCTACTAATGATAATAGTGTATTTGCAGCCGTTGTTCCGATGCCCACATTTGTTCCGTCATCATAAACTAAACTATTCCCTATCGCACTCGTACCTGTAAACTTAGGTAGGTAGTTTGTAGTTCCTGTACCTGTAACCGGATTGGTTAAAGCGTTCTGCTTGTTGTTAAACGTAGTCCAATCTGCACTTGATAAAGCACCTCTATTAGTTGCACTTGCAGTAGGTACGTTCAAAGTAATAACAGGGGTTGTTGTTCCGTTTGCAACAGTTGAGCTTAAATCAGTTCCAGAAGTTCCGATTGTTAAAGCAGCTACACTCGTTACTGTACCGCCTGTTAAATCGCTTGTTAAAGCAATCGTTCCATTGGCTCTTGGAAGTAAATATTGAAAACTATCCCCGTCTTGTAAAGCTGCTACACTTAAAGCATATCTGCGTCTTGTTGTGTTTGCTTGGTTGTGTACTATGTTTAAGTCCGTTGCACTATCTGCTACAATCTGGGTATAAGCACCTGTAACGAAATTATATAAGCCTCTTTGCTTAATTAAAAGACCTGCTTGATATGAAGCAGTCCCTTCTAAATATGCACTTCTACTTATTAAATCAAAAGCTCCTAAATCTACGTTAGCCGTTGCTCCGGTGTACGGAACATAAGTTGCTGCATTTGCAGGGGTGTAACCTAATACAGTTGCAATGCTTTTATTTTTCCAAAGGCTTGTAGAACTCTCATAAAATAACCCGTCATTGTTAGAAGGTGTTAATGCACTTACATCTGCAAGTTCTATAAGCTCTAAGCCGTTTTGTATTTTAATTTCTACAACTCCTTGTGTTGGGTGTGAACGTACAATGATACCTACATACACCATATGATTAGGAGCAGTAGGTTTCGTAGATGTCCACGTTCCTGCGGTTGTAGGACTTAAATAAAGCTGCGTTCCGTTTGCGTAAGCCTGTGTATCAATGTCACTTAATCTACCTGCAACAACTACAAAACCATTATTCATATTAGTGATGTCAGATTGAACTACTCCGTATGTTTGAGCAGATGTTGCATCACTAGTAGCTAATGCTTTACTTACTGTTGGTAAGTTACCCTGACCGCCTGTAATATAAACTATTGTTCCTTTTGTTAAAGTTGCTCCTGTGTTATTGTATATCTCAGTTATTAAGTTCTTAGCTTGGTCGATTGTTGTAGGGAAGGTAGCCAAAGTACCATCGCCTTTGATGTACTGCGCACCTGTACCGGCAAAAGCAAAAGCCAAAGTTCCCGATGTAGTTACAGGGCTGCCACTAATTGTAATGCTATCGCCTGTAATTGATGCAGCTACGCTTGTTACAGTACCTACCGCACCGCTTGAACGCTGCCAAATAGTACCGCTATAAATTACATAATCGCCTACCGCAAAAGTAATAGGACCAGCTCCAAAGTTTACTGTTCCGGCTACGTTACAAATATAAACGTCTCCTGTATCTCCTGTACCGTTTGCAAGTGTAGGTGTATTAGTCGCTGCGTTCCAAGTTCCCTTATATTCCATAATAGAACTAGGAAGCTGAGTGATAGGTACTTTACCTTGACTATCCAAAGAAGCATAGCCATTAGCGTTGCCCTTCTCACTTCTTAGCTGATAAGTATCTAATAATGCTTGTGATGGAAATACCTCTACATAAGCAGAGCCAGTCCATAAGTATAGCTTCTTAGTATCTTTGGCACAATAAATAACGTTAATATCTCCGCTCACAGGGAAGGAAGCTAAGTCATTATAGAAACTAACTGCACCGCTAAAAATAGCCCCTAATTGAGCAATAGTAATCTTCTTACTTACTCCGGTTGTCGGGTCTCCTATAATAGTTAAATCTGTACTCTCAGGAGCTAACTCGGTAGCTAATTGGTTAATCTTTTTTCCTATCATCTTAGTATGTATAAATAGAAGGCACTTGGCATCTATCGTTTAGGTAAGGTAATTGCATTGTAATATCTATCTTAACTCCGGCAAGATAGTCAGGGTCGCTTTCGGTAAAATAAGTCATAGCTGCGTTATCTCCAATATCCCAAATCGCTTTTGGGTATCTTAACTGAGCTACTATATCCTGACCTACCAAAGTCATATCACTAAGAACTTCGGTTTCGTTGCTCTCTTCCATTAGCATTCTATCCATAAAGTACAAACTAAATTGAAACTCTATTTGCTTTGCTTGGATATTAGCACCCGTTAAAGTGTAGAACATAGCCGGATAGGTTACCTCTCCGTTGCTTAAACGTTCCCACACATCTCCGAAGTAAACAAAGTTAATTTGTTCGTGGTCGTTTCCGAGTGTCGTTATTTGCTTTACAATTTGGTTTAGGCTCAGGCTCATTCTTAATTTTTTCTAAATAAACACGCAGTTTATTTTGGTTCTTTATTGTTGTTACTTTACTCATATTTAGCAGCTACTACACCCTTTGTCTCCTTGGTATAATTCCTCGAAGCTCTTACCTGCACAGCAATCATAATCGCCAAGCCAGATGCTAGTTGTGTAAGCATCGTTCTCTGGGTGGATTGCATCTATGCCGCTTCCTGGATTGAGATACTCAGGATAAAGTGTAGAATATTCTTTTAAGTATTTAATAAGTCTTTGCTTGTAAAACTCAGCTCTTGTCTTATATCTATTAGCCACGTCAATCATATCCTGCATAGAAGGTGCTTCCGTATTCTCTCCCGTTTTTCTTAATAGTCCTTTATTGTAATATTGGAAAGATAATCCAATAGGCATTTCACTAAGTACATAATGCACCAAAGTATCTGCTATGTATTGGTCTAATAAAATAACTTCGTTAGCGTTTAAGTTGTTAGCGGTTATCCCTGCTTGTAGTCTGTTATATAATGCACTACCAAGCGCAGGTAAAATATAAATATCCTGAGAAGTTTTAATCTCAGGTAATACAAGTTTCTCGTCTACGTTAGCGTGTAAGCCAGAGCGGTCTTTAATATTTTGAACCGATATGAATAATGTGTTTAAGCTCATTTCTTATTTTATTTATTTTCTTCTCACAATATTGCTGCGCCACTCGTGCCTGCAACTTGGCGAATGTGTATTTGTTCCCGGCTTAGTATACCAGCCGCCTCGTCTATCCCATACAGAATAGCCAAGTCTAGCACTCATTTGCTCTATCTCGCTACGAGTATAAAACTTGTTAGCAGTTACTAAATATTTGCAAAAAGGTCTGCTTGTATCTAAATCGCCATCATTAAAACCTGCCTTCCACTCGTAACTGTATCTAATTAAAATCTGAGTAGTCTCAGGCTTTATAGCTTCAACAATCTTGCTTATAGGAGCAGTTAATTGTCTTTCGATAATGATGTTGCTATCAATTCCTTTACCCTGCTTTACTTCGCTAGTCTTAATAAACCCCTTCTCAATTAAAATATCAATAACACGCTTTACCGCTCCTACATCTTCCTTCAAAGTGTCAGCTATTACTTCTGGGGTAATTCTTTTATCCTTAACAATTAAATCTAAGATATTAGACTGCAACTGAGTTACATCAGCAAAAGCCTGATAGTCCTCATCATCGCTAAATCTTGTTTTGCTTTTAAGAACTTCATAAGCGTTTCTATCATCTCCGAACTCAAAAAAAACTTGATAATCATCTTCGCTAAATTCTAAGTCCTCAGCACCAAGCCAAGTACTAACTTCCTCATCACTTAAAGCATATCCACCTTTAAGCATAGAACTTGCTTGTTCTCTTGTTATCTTACCCTTGTTAAAATCTCTAATGATACGCTGCATATTTTGCCACTCACGACCTTTCAAGCCTTTGATATGCTCATTAACACTTAAAGGACTTGCTGCCATAGGCTGCTCTGTTTCAAGAGGCATTCCGTATTGAGTAGGGTCTATACCTAGCTTCTCTAATATCCATTGTTTTGGTGCTACCTGTAAAATTACGTTCTCACTAAAATCAATACCGATAGGGTCTACCGGCTGCAATTTTAATTCTACTGTAACTCCTGCATATTGACCTAGCATATTAAATACCCCTTCAATCTGCATTTGCTTGTAGCGTACATAAGTGTTATTAAATATCTCATAGCTATCACGCATCTGTTGGCGAGTACCTAATTGACCAGCAGTTGCGATACCGAATAAGTCAGGGCTTGTAATCTGGTGTCCGCTAAATATGTTAGTTTGAATTAACTCATCTACTCTACTAAAATCTTCTTTGGTTAGATCACTCGCACCCAAGTCATCAACAATAGGCTTTCTAGTTGCATCGTTTACAAAAGCAAGTAAATACTTTTTCCCGTCTGCACCTGTATACATATTATCGAACTGTCTGCTTACTGCACGTTTTTCGTCAGGGCTTGGCTCTCCGTTTGGTAAAGTAATAAGTTTACTAGCAGAAAACCCGGTCTGTGCATTTCCTAGAACGTGCTTACTTACTTCTACATCACTTTCAATATAATTAAGCGCACCGAAATAACCAGGAAGGCTATAAACGTTCATACCCGGTCTATATTCTTTTACATAAAGTATCTGTACTCCTTGTGGGTTAGCAGGGTTAAACGCATTGTATATCTCTGCTTTCTCTTGGTTGCGTGTAGTCTTCCAATCTTCTTTATACCAGAACTGCGTATTGTCTTTGTTAGTTCTAATCTTTGTATAATCACAATGCCATAACTCAGCTATCTGTGCACCCATTACACTCCAAATAACTTGAATGTAAGCACCGCCAAATAACTCTAAGTCCAAAGCAACCTTTTTAGTTAGATCATTTAAGGTTTCCTCTCTATTTACTTTCTTAACAATAGCCTCTTCGCCTACCCATCCGTTACCTACAATGTAGTTCACCTTGCCTCTAATGATAGCGTTATGCTTGGCTGATTTGTTAAACAAATCTAAAAGGTATTGCGGATAGTCATTGTTTTGACCATACTGCATATAACCTTCGCCTTTTTTCTCTTTATATTCCGGTTGCTTTGCTTCCGCAAATGTCAATACTTGTATTTCCATTATTGTCTAATTGTGAATGTGCTTGTTGTTTCGTATTCTGTGAATGATATAGTTGTTCCCGTTAGCTCCATAATGCCGGTTTCTAGCAAGTTTAAGCCTGTCGGGTCTGTGTTGGTAGTACTTGCTTGTTCGTATATTGTATACGTATATTGCCCGTTTAATGCCGTATTAAAGTAGCTATTAACTACTATGCTAAACTCGTTGTACCTTTCTTTGTATGCACTTATATCTGTGTTGTTTAGCTTTACAAATTTGATGTCCGTATTCGTTGATCTATTCTCAAAAATGAATAAATAGTTCGGACTTGTTAAAAGCTGCTTCTCAGTCAAGGTAAGGATTATATTTTGGGTTTGCCCCTTAGTAAGTCTTATCACAACTATAAATATAAACTATAACGATTGTTTGCAAAATAAAAAACCCCCGCCTAATGAAAGACGAGGGCATCTATATACAAAACCAAAACAACCTAAGAACCTGCGGTAGTTAATTGACCTGCCACAGTAGAGTTTACCTCTGGTGCAAGGGCTGCTTCCGCACCTGTGAAGGTTAAAGTGTAACCACTTCTATCACCTTCGGCAGTACCTGTACCTGCATTACCTGCGGTAAGGTCTAAGCCTCTTGTTTTACCTAAGTACCAGTATTTGCCATTGTTGTCTTTGGCTACTGCTACTAATGTGTTTTGAGCTAATAACAAGATTTCGTTTCTTGTGTTAGCCTGTAATTTGTTTAATACGATAGTTAATTCAGGAGCATAAAAGATAGTTCCGTTCTGTACGTTTGCATTAACATTCTCAACTAATTGAGAAGTGCCTTTTACAAGTTCGTACTTATAGAACTTCTTGCCAGATGCTTTTACAAGAGCAGTAATTACACCACTCGCCTCTGTTGTAGAGGTAACATCTCCTGCTGCCATAAAATAAACTTCGGTTATACCGCCTAAACTGTCTTTACAGTCTAAGGTATAATTTTGAGTTAAAGCACAAGCCATTGTTATTGAATTAAATTAGTTTGAAAAAATTGGGGGGCATATTTCAACCCCCCTATAAATTATGCAAGGATAAACTTCACTGCTTCGTCAGGGAAAGCAATGTTTACACCCATCTTAAACTCAGATACAAAACGTACTTGGTCAGCTTCTTTTGCATAGAAAATCTCAAACTTCTCTTCTTCGTTCAATAAGTC